TGTTCTGTTGTATCTTTAAGAACTTGATATTGTAGTGTATTCGCCATTTTTATTCCTTAGAAAACTTTGCGATAGTTTGAAAATGTTTTGCTGAAGCCTCAAGCATATCTAACATTTTTGCTTTATTCGCTTCGTTGATTTTTTTATATAAATCCATCATATGTTTTGCCATCTGTGGAGTTACTTCTGAAGTAGAACCATCAAGATGTTCTACCACAAGATTCTGTTTGCTTTCATTAACTTGCTTGACTTTATCAAACACAGTTTCTTCTGTAGCAGATGACCATTGCATATCTTCATATGGAACGGTAACATATTTATTAATTTTATCCACATAATAAAGAGCAACACGTTGTCCATTTGGAAACTGGCGAACAGATTTTCTACGCATAATCAACATTGCAGGTGGATCAAGTTCTCTTGACTGTGACGTTTTACCTTCCATCATTGGATTCGAAGTTGCCACTAATGCACAGTTATCCTTTAGTTTAGATAAAACCGGATCATGTGCATTTATTTCTTGTCCTGCCGCATGTAATCTTTGAATATCATTAAACTTTTCTATAACTGGAGCAAGATATTCTGGATGATGTGCATGAAACAAAATGTGTGCCGCATAATCACCAAGGTCTACAACTCCACGTTTTTGAATATCTAAGTGGTGATGCAATTCTGTAGGTGACAGTACACCATCTCCGTTTTCATCAGGAGAACCTTCTTCTTTAATTTCTTTATGAAGAAAATCTTTTAGACTTTTCATTATTTTTGTTCTAGTGAGTCGTATTGATTTACTAAATTTTGTGCTAATTGTTGTTTACGTTGTTCAATTGCATCAAAGATTTTATCATTGATTTCGTTGTACAAAGCATCGCGCATTTTTACGGCATCGTCTTGAAATGCATAATCAACTACTGTTCTAATATTTTCCATTTTATTTCTCCATTAAACAAAAATTATTTATAATACTCTTTGAAGCATACGCATCGAAGGAGTGTATTCATTATTCAAACTAAGATCACCTTTAACAGGTGCGCTATCTGGTGCAGGAGCAGGTGCTCCACCAGCATCACCGCCAGCAGGTGCACCACCAGGTGCGCCACCAGCACCATCAGGATTCATCAACTCTTGTTGACCCTGTTGTGCAATCTGCATTGGATCCATAATCAGACCGGCTTTCTTTTCAGCATTAATCTGCTTACGCATATCTTTCATATCATCATCGGATAAACGGAGTACATTACGTTGAATCCATTCCATAGAATAGTAACGACCAACATAAGGATCAACTGAACCTAATAGAGACAGACGTTCACGTACCAATTCTGCTTCCGAAAGTTCGGCAAAATTATTGTCTTTTAAGAAGTCAAAATAAATGTATTCTTTGAATTCATTGTATTCATCATCAGTACAAATACCTTTTAGAACACACTGTACACGGAGTGCTTGTGAGAAGATTTCAGAGAACTTTAAACGTTGGCGATCAACAAATTTAGAGAACTTAACTTCATCACGGGTGATCTCACCAACACGACCTAAAGAGAATCCAGACTGGTTTGGGTCAAGTCTAGACACAGGTACGTTGAGTGACTTGTATAGTTTCTTTTCGAAATACTTAACGTCTTCCAGTTCACCAAGGTTTTGGCCACCTGGTAGTGTAGTAATTTCTGTACCTTTTCCACCTTCACGGCGAGGTAACCAGAAGTCTTCCATCATTGAAAGATGTTTACGATCATCACGTACTTCACCGGTCTGTGCATCATACACCAACTTGTTTTTGTACTTTACCATAATATCACGGAGGTATTGTTCCGCTTTAAGTTTTGGTAAATTGCCAACGTCAATGTAAAAAATTCTACGTTCTGGAGCACGCGAGATACGGTAAATAACCGTAGCATCTTCAATCATACGTAGTTGATTAAGCGGCTTAATTGCTTTATGTAGATAAGACAAAACAACGGCTCTACGAGAGTCCATTAATCCTGAATTAACATTGATGATTGCATCTTTGGCAATACGAACACCAACTGGTCCATAGCTAGAGGAAGAACCTGATACTACTTTATCGTTATAGATGTAGTATTCGTTAACTGTTTGAACAACATCTACAGACGTTCCGGTATCTTTATCTTTTTTGATTTCACGAATTTTGCGAATCTTTCGTGGATCAATATATCTAAGTGCTTTGATACCTTGAGTTGGATTTTGGTCATCTAAGATGATGTGATAAAAAATTCTACCATCAATATAAAATCTACGGAAAGTATCCGTTGACATATTTTGGTAATTTAACAAGTGAAGAACATTTGTAAATTCTTCTTCGATAGCTTTTTTAATTTTTTCTGGCTGTTTTAAATCATCCATAATGATGCGTACTGATCGTCCGTTATCATTTTGAACAATTGCTTCATTAACAATATCATCGACAGCGGATTCAATTTCCGGCTGCATTGCCATTTCACGATAACGGGAGATTAGTTCAACCTCATTTTTGGCTGTACCATCTAAGTCAACATATGTGCCGTAATAAGCGGCAGAGGAAATGGTTAAAGCACCGTCTTCATTTGAAGGCGGCGCAAAAGTTTTCTGTGACTGCTGTTCTGCATCAGTCTTCTGACGAGAAATTTGAAAACCGAATAGTGATAGTGCCATGTTTTTAAATCCATTTCAAATAAACATAATGAGGGGGAAATATTCCCCCTCTACAAAATTAGGAAGTAGTATCAGACTCCCACCATTGATATGCTAGAGTTGCAGTAAATTCTTCTATAGAATCATTTGCACCCCAATCCAGGTCAATTGGTGATAGGTCAACAGGGAATGCACCAACAAATTTATAAGATTTGATGATGTTGCCTGCTTTATCATATTGGTCCACTTTTGTATCAACAGAATATGTCGATGGATTTGTAGCATTGTTATTACGCACGTTAGTACCGTGTGAGTTGATGCTATTCATCCAAGATTCAAAGGCTTTACGCACTTTGAAGTTTTCATCGTTAATAATTGTAATTGTCCAGTCAGCAAAATTTCTATTTCCAGCAAACTTTAACTCACGACCAAAGTAATATAATGGTACTGTACCAACAGTTGAACCTGGTAATTGAGCAGTCTTACACAGGAATGTTAGTGCCTTACCAGAATTTACTGCATCGGCGGTAAAAGTTGGAAAAGTCATTGTGACTTGGAACAGGTTGGGACGAGCACCATCTCCAATGAGATTTGCACGAAACTCTGTTACGTTGAAAGCCATTTGTTTCTCCTATTTCTTTTTATTTATTAAGCTCCACCAACGATTTCGGAGAACTGAACGCCAGAACGTGTGGCAATAAAGTTCAACTGAATGTAGTTGATTGAACGTGCTGGCTTAATATAAATGTCACCAACAAATCTGTTATTATCAATAACCGCTTGTGTGTTATTTGAAGAATCACAGACCACACGATAGTCATAAACACCACGGCGACCTTTAACGTCACGCAAAAATGGTTCCACTAATGCAACAAATTGTGCGCGTGTAAATTCATCGTTGAGTTCAAACAATGAGAATTTAGATGCATTTGAAATTGATTTTTCTAGTACAATAAACAAACGGCGTACATTAATTCTATTGAATGCGGATGGTTGTGTAGTAAGAGTTTTATCACCAAACAACAATGTACCTTGGCCCGGTAGGGAAACAACTGGGTTTACTGCGGCAGAATAGATTGTGTCGCGTTGTGCTTGGTTTGGATTCCAAGCTAATTTAACCACATTCTTAACTCCGCCACGTGAATAACCAGCTGGTGAGAACCATGGATCAGTTGTATCATCTGTGCGAACACATAGACCAGCCATGTCACCATTCAATGGAATCCAACGATAGATATTGTTATACTTGTCGTATTGGTATTTCCAACCAGAGTCTGCTACTGCATAACTTGTTGAAGATAGAGATGCGGCCCATGCGGTTACTGCTGTTGTTGCGGCAGATGCTGATTGACCAACAACTTGACCTTGCAAAGGAGATACGAAAGCAACACAGTCCATACGTGTTTTAGCAATGTTGGTTGCATAGTTTTGTGTTGTTGTGTCAAAACCATCACCAGTGATAATCAAAGAGATATCAACTTCGTCTTTGTTAGCAAACAAATCTAAACCAGTTTGGATGTTGGCAGCTACTGCGTTAGTAGAAATACCATTAGTCATGCTATATGTAACTGTACCAAATGCTGGTGTATAAACTGTTCCTGCGTGTTCTGCGGCTGTTGAGTCTGTGTTAGCAGAGAAAGCGGCAGTATTGTTCAACGCATAAACATATTTTGAGTTATTACGTAGAACTGTTTTCCAGTATGCTGGAGTACCATCGTCATATTTTGCATCAGGTGCTTGTGAAACATAAGAGAACACTTCAAGAACTGTTTCTTTTGTTCCAGTAAACAAACCATCTTCATCAATAACTGCAATGTGAATTTGGTCGTTGGCTCCGCCGTATGATGAAACATATGGTGTTGTACTTGGAGTACCGGCAAAATTGCTTTTGTATGTCCAAGTCGAAAAACCATTTACTGCATTTGCTGTACATACAGAAACTTTGAGTGAGTTACCTAATGAACCTGCATAACGAGCACCAAAAGTGCCGTGATAGGAGTTTGCTGTAAAACCATTATCGTAACTATCTTCACTCTTTAATAGCAGTGCTGTGTTACCTGATGTTGAATTGATAGTTGATGTACCAATAGCACGAACAACCTGAAGGTTGTTACCATATGCTAAAAAGTTTGCGGCCGAAAAGAAAGAAATTCCTGTGTTAGCAGTGCCTGAATTAGACGCTACGTTAGCAGAAGGTGTTTCGAATACCGATGATAATTCACTTTCCGTTGTTATAAGGGTTCTTTTTTCTGCTGGTCCCCATTGGAAGTCACCAACAAATGCACCGGCCGTAGTTGATACCGAAGGAACGACTGTGGTTAAGTCTACCTCTGATACGCTTACGCCTGGAGAAATTTGAAATGCCATTTTGATCTCCTTGTTATTATACTGTTACTTTGGCAATAACCTATAATGTATTTATTAAATGAAGGTTTTGTAGTTATGCTCTAAAAAATGAAGACGAAATTTCAGAGTCTTCCTTATTCAGCCAAACATCACCACCCTCCACGATATACTTACTGTTGTTTCCATCATCAAAAATGCCAAAAGACGGCAATTCCTCATCGGATTGATTTAACATCTCCAACTGCATCTGTTTTCTAAGATCATGGTTAACAATCTCTTTGAAATACTGTTGAGTTGTCATCCATGCAAAGATGACGAGTGTCATAACAATGTCATCATTCGAACCTTCTTCCGCCTTAAAACTGTTTAAACTTGAAACAAACGTTGTAAGTTGAGAAATGGTATCAAAATCGTTAATAATTAATTTGTCATTTTCAATTAAAGTCTTCAGATTTGAACATCCAATTCGTTTAACTTGGGGCGACATTTTAATACCCATTTGAATACCTCTGCCGAAGCCGGTACCCATTGCTTGCGCTTTTTTATTGCCAGTTTCAATCTTTACTACGTTCTCATACTCCAGGTCTTGGTGTAAAGTGTCGGCAATCTGTGGTGTATTATTTATCTCAACCAAAACGTAGGCATCGTTGAATAGTCTGGCTGTATTATAAATTACCGTTGGAAATAAGACAGGTGAGATTGATGAAGAATTGTACTTTGCAACTTGTCTGTATGGTACTGCTGAAACGTCAAACACAGAAAACGATGATCCGTCCATGTTTCTACCTTCTGCGGGGTCGACCGTCATTGCATAGATATGATCGGCCGAACGTTCTTCATCACCTTTTATCGGATACTCATAAATGTCAAGCAACTCATGTTTAGCAATTGGTTCTTTGTACACCAATTGAGCAAGTTTAGAACCAGAGATAAGTGTATTGGTAGAACCCAAGAATTCACATTCAAACTCTTGTCTAAATTGTTCTTCCGATG